CAACGCATCAGGGAACGCATCACGCAACGCAAACCCGCGAGCTCGCATCTGCATCATGCGCTTTGGGTACGCCTGCCACGGCCCCTGCTTGCCCCACAGGCCAGCTCGCTTGGCATCCTCGACTGAGAACTTAGCGATCACCGGCTTGCGACCCTTGCGCTTGGCAACGCAGACAGCTACCGGGTTGGGCGTGCCTTCGTCCTCGAAGTATTCCTCGATGTCTTCGCAGTGTGGGCTGGCCTGCACCAGCGCCATCGCTGCGTCACCGTAGACGCTGGGCTTCCCATTTATCACCGCGATATTTTGTAACGCCTGCATGGGTGCCAGGCCGATCTCTGCGCCCCATTGCATGGCCACCAGAATATCTTGCGGCTTGCCGGTGTAGGCTTTGGGTACTAGGCTGGACGATGCCAGCTCTTCGGCAAACTGCCTGGCTTCGGTAAAGGTTGCAGGCGCAAAGCCTTGCCTAGTTGTAACGAGATTGGTCATTGTTATCTCCTGGTAAAAATTCATGGATGGTGTACAGCACAAGCGCGGTGAAGGATTCGACAATCTCTTCGGCCTCTTCCTCGCTGCACTTGGGTATGGTGTTCAACAGCGCGACAACAGCTCTGGCGTGCGCCTCTTCGATCTTGGTCATAGTGCCTCTTTGATTGATAGGGTTGATTGACGAATGCTGTATGCGTCCTTCGCCGGCACGACCTTCTCTGGTTGCGCCTTGTAGCTACGCATTGGCCAGCGAATCTCGAAACGCCCGACGGTGCCTTTGGATGCTTGGCCAAGCATGGCTTTGAGCTCTGTCTCTGCCTCGCTACGCTTGCCTTCTGCCTCTTTGATGTCTGCGTTAGCGGCTAGGATCTGGTCGGCCAGCTGTTCAGCGCGACCAGGCAGGTTGACTACCGCAGCCTCATCTGCTGCCGGGTACATACGGTCGGCATCTTTGCTGTTAGCTGGTGGGTAGTAATCGATCTCGCCGGTGGCTTTGTACTTCTCAATCTTGTTTTGAAACTCGAGCACCGCAGTCGTGATCGTTTCCAGTGTTTGCTTGTGCGGCTCGAACAAGAAGATCCGCAGCACGGTTCCCTGGTACAGCACGGCCACCGCACCCCAACGTGCCTGCATGATGTCCATCTGTGCCTGCAACTGCACAGGGCCACGGTACAGCGCGGGCATTTCCTCCGGCGATACTGCAGTGAGCTTGGCCTCGAGCACGCCATAGCCGTCGAGCATGATCTCATCCTGGCCGACCACGATAATGCCTGCGTCCATGTCGGTGCGGATCTTCTGGCCACGGCCATGCGCCCAACCGTCCAGGCTGCAGGCCAGCGGCAGTGTCTTATGAAAGAAGGCCGAGTCAAACTCGGTCGAGAGCTCGAGCAGCTCAAGGCGCTTGGCTGTTTCCAGTAGAATCATTTGCTCCAGCCGGTCGCCCCATGCCATCGCTTCGTTCTGTTTATCTTCGCGTGGCAGACCCTTGCTGGCGTTGATGCTGTACTGCAGCTCATCATTGGGTGTCTGGTAGCGAGACAGCCCGAGCAGCGCTGGCAGGCGGCTGGCGCTCATCATGTAATCCGGTGTTAGTTTGCCTGACATGTTTCCTCCGTTAGTTTATAGACACGCACCACGCGAGCGTGAGCGGCTTTGTGAGCGGCTTCTGTGTAGCCGATTGCTGTGAATTTTTTACCCCGAAAAACCGCACCCAGGACTGATGGGTGCAGCTCCGCAGGCAGGTTGATGGCAGCTCGGACATCGTTAATGGACACCGAGCCCTGTTGCCTGCAGATTTGCGCTGCAATTTCCCGGCACTGAGCCAGGAAGTCTGCGTCGCGTTGCTCGAACAGTGCCAGCTGGGCATCGCGCAGGATCTGGCCGGTGATCATATGACACCCGCCACAAAGAACAGCGCCATGACAACAAAGATCCCGAACAGGAAGCCGTTAAAGAAATCGTCGTTCATGCTGCACCCCGCTGAATAAGGTTAGAGACTTGGGCAGCGCCCCAGGTACGGCCACCGCGAGCGGTATGCACGCCGCGAGCTGTAAGCGCTGCTGCGATTGAGCGCAGGCTGGTGATGCCTGCACGCTGCAGGTCGGCGATGATGGGCATCATGCGAGCTGCGAATGCGTCTGCGTTGGCACGGCCAGCTTCTGCACCGGCTTCTGCTGCTGCCTGCGGATTTGGGTTACCGAGTTTGACACCGCGAGCCTTGGCTGCTTGCAGTGCTGCCTTGGTACGGCGGCTGATCTCTTCGCGCTCATGCTGGGCGACTACAGCGCGGATACCGAACTCAAGCGTGCCGGCGTGCGGCATGTCGGCTGCAACGATCTGCACGCCAGAGTCACGCAGGGTCAGCAGGAACGCTGCCTGGCGTGACAGTCGGTCGATCTTGGCAATCAGCAGAGCTGCGCCTGTGGCTTTGCACATGGCGATGGCAGCGGCCAATTGTGGCCGGTCATCGTGCTTGCCTGATTCGATTTCGGTGAATGAATGAATGATGCCGTCGGCGTAGGCTTTGACTGCTGCCTGCTGGGCTTCAAGGCCGAGGCCAGATTGGCCCTGGCGCTCAGTGGAAACTCGGAAGTAGGCGACGTAGGAGGTCATGATTATGCCTCCGCTTTAGAGATCAAGCCGTAGCTGACCAAAGTTTCGAGCAGCGAATTGGCGCGAACGCGCTCTGAACCGTTATAAGTGCGGGCAATGCACAATTTGCATTGTGCGACTACTGCCTGCAGATAATCGCCTGGGGTGCCACGGCGAAACGCTTGGGCTGCGCGGCAAGCAAAGTCTTGATTGCCTGGTACGGAAAGCACCTCGGTGATGGTGCCTGCTAGAACGATCCAGTTTTCTTGATTGATTGTGCGAGTACTCATGTTTTGCGCTCCTGTATCTCGGTGGCGTTGCGGTCTTGAGTGACCGTAGACAGAGACTCTCATATATCTCGGCGATATGTCAACACCCCAAACCAAAATAATTTTAGGTGCTGTCAAATTGGCAAGCGTTGACGGCGTTACGGTCTTGGAATTATATTCGGGCGATATACAAGGGGGAGTTATGAAACAGGGCAAGATGTTTTTAATGCGGATGCGGCCAGAGGTAAGGCAGCTGCTAGACCAGGCGGCTACAGAGCAGCGTCGCACCAGGGTATCGATTCTGGAAGAGCTAATACTGGAAGCCTACGGCAAGCGCTACCAGAGCACGCAGGATCGGCTGAACAAACTGCTGGGTGCGTAGTGATTCGCAACGCAATACTTACTGACCTGCCATACATTGTTTCTTTGGCAAACAAGGAAAGTTTGTCGCTTGGGTTTATACCGAAGCCAGCGTATGAAGCAGCAATTACCGGCCACAAAAGCGGTAAGCGGTGGAGCACGACCTGCAATGACAAGATATTTGTTTGCGAGGAAAACGGCGATCTAGTGGGTTTTGTGATGTTTTCCTACGGCAAGATTTCGAAATGCAACCAGATTGCCATCCAGGCTGATGCTCGGTTAATTGAACGTGGCAGGGCATTGCTGTCAGCAGCCGTCGCGCATGGTAATTTGATTGGCCGAGAGGATTTTGCTTGCGGCTGCGCTGATGACTTACCTAGCAATTTGTTTTGGCAGCAAATGGGTTGGGTTAGGGTTGGCGAACGCAAAGGCATAAGCCACAAAAATACTTGGCGGGAAAGTAGCAAGCGCCAAGTCAACATATACCGGTATCAGACAAACAGTTTATTTGAATCAGATTTTGGTTTGATTTTGCCAAAGGAAGGAACAACCATTGCTTTGCAAATTACTAATTAAGGCAACCGCATGAACGGTCGCGGCAAGCGAAACAAGGGTGCTGCAGGCGAGCGTGAGCTGGCCAAACTGCTGACTGACGAGCTCGGCTTTGTGGTCAAGCGCAACCTGGGGCAGGCCAGAGATGGCGCTGATGACATCACGATCCAGCACTTTAGGCTTGAGGTTAAGCGGCAGGAGCGGTTGCAGATTGATGCCTGGTCGCAACAGGTCGAGGCGTGTGCGCAGCCGAACGAGGTGCCGGTGGTAGTCTACCGGCGCAACGGCCAGCCCTGGCGTGTCTGTCTTTTATTGGATGACTTTATACCTATGATGCGAGATCAATTGGAGGGAAACAATGCAAACGAAACTGAAGCTAGCTGATGACATGCCAGCAAAGAAGCAAAAGAAACGCGATGACACGCCAAGCGTCTACAACCCTGACTTTAAGTACAAGCCAGCGGGTACGGCGATGGACTTAGCCGCCAAGTTTAAGCGCATCCAGCGCGAGCAGGCCAAGGCTGCGAAGGCTAACAAGGTGAGGCGCGTCAAATGATCCGACTGTGGCGAGCGTTTCGGATGTGGCGTTACTCGGGCCTTGGGATCATGGCCTCGGTGAAGCAGGCCAGGCGGTATCTGAGGCGGCATGGTGGCCGCAGGTTATGAGCACTGCCAGCACTGCGACAGGCCGCACTGGAAGCCTCGCACGGTGCTGGTGGACGGCGTTGAGATCTGCACGCACAGCGAAGCCTGGCGCTTCGAGTGCGAGGTGCGGTGGGCTTTGAAGTTGCCGGACAAGGCGAGGAAGCCGAAGGTTACCAAGATGCAATATTTACTCAGTGTCGAAGAGCGGCGCGGCATTGAGGGCAAGGCCAGGCTGCGAAATGAAATGTTGAGGAGATATAAGAATGCAAAAACCAAGAAATGATCACCGGCTGCTGGACACACTGATTACTGAGCTCAGAGCTCGCAACGACGCTCACCTGGCTGTCAAGCTGGGCTGGCCGCAGGCGTATGTCAGTAAGATCCGAAACGGCAAGATGGGTGTCACAGCCGAGCGGATCTTGAAGATCCACGACGCGACAGGCTGGGAGATTAAGCGGATCAAGGGGCTGATATGAATACCAAGTTCTGCACCAGCTGCCAATGCACCAGGGAAGAGGCTGGCGGCATCTTTAGGCGCGGGAAGAGCACGGCGCGGTGGATCTGTAAGCCTTGTGTGGAAAGGCGCTCAGAGAGCCCGTATCGCAACCACAGCGGGCAGATAACGCCAGAGGCGCATGTGCGGAAGCTGGCAGGTCAGCTGCGGTGGCGGTGATGGCTATCGCCTTGTTTGGCGTGCTGCTGATGACACTCGGCGGCTTGATTGGATTGGCCGCGATTGCCATTTGGATTGCGCTGATTGCAGGGGATGAGGATTGAGCCCGATGCCTGACAACGTGGTGCCGTTCGCGTTGCCGAAGAAGCCTAAGATCCGCGAGAAGGAGCCGATGCCAGACCAGCGCAAGCTGGCGGTCATACCGATTCGAGCGCTGACTGACAGGGCTGTCACCGATGGCATGGTCAAGACGCTGGCGCTGATCTGCAGCTATTGCAACCGAGCTGGTGTCACCTGGGTTAGCCAGGCAAGGCTTGCCAAGGACGCTGGAGTCAGCCGACAGGCTGTGTCCAAGCACATCACCAAACTGAAGGCGCAAGGCTACCTCGAGGTAGTGTCAAAGCACTGGCGAGGCGTTAGGCCAGATACCGTCAGAGTTATCTACGATGCAAGCATCGACCTTGAGACAGCCATTGCAGTCACCAGCAGGCATGAAGACACCAGACCACCGCACATTAAGGAAAAAGAGATGAAAGAGATGACACCAGATCCAGAAGGATTGAAACGCATCCACGACATGATCAACGGAGTAATTAAGCCAGTTCAACAACCAGCCAAGGAGTATCAAATGCCAAAGGGAGATACCGTAACCGTTGCCAAGATGAAAGAACAGATCGCCAAAAAGAAGCAATCACAGGCTTCCAATGCGCAACCTGAGGTTGCATATGGTGATGAAAAAGTAGGCACTAATGTGCAACCTATGTGTAAACCTGAGGTTGCGTTAAACACAGAAAACATAAGTATAGATAAAGTATTAAGGTTATTTTTAAATAAAGGTTTTAATGTTTTAAGCAACCAAGAATCAATTCAACACATTGCAAATGAAACAACAGTTGCAGAACTGGAAACACTGATGGATAAGTTGTCAGATCGCTATGCAGCTGAAGGTTTACCCTTGCCAACCGATGGCGCGATGCTGGCTAACGACCTGATCATGCTGCAATCGGATGAGCTGACAGCACGGCATGGCATTTAAACGCGATCTAAGGCACCTACAAGGCGCGATCAGGGTGCAGGTAATAGGCAGACATGGGTACGCATGGAAAACGGCTCTACGGGGCTGTAATGCGAAGTGTCCAAAGACCAAACGAACGTATGGTGTTTTGATGTGTCCGGAAGGCAGGGGGGGGGTAACGATGTGTCTGCGTTGAAGCGATGCCAGCACGACCTGGCTGCAGGATCGATTGCGTTATCGATCTGGCATCATACGTTGTCAAAAAGGCACCCTTTGCCCCCTCCCCCGTCATGAGCGCTAGCGGGTGTTCCCCACAATTTTTCCCCACTTTTTTGTCTGGTGGGTTTTTTGCAACAACTTAGGAGATTAACAACATGGGATGGGAACATAAGCCGAACTTTGGCAGTGCGTTTATCAACAAGGAAAAGAAGGAGGA